AGAAATTTTTATTTTTAATCAAATATATATATTCTATTATGTTAGAAGAGCAATGGAAGATAGTCTCAGACAATACTAACTATGTAGTGTCTAACACTGGTAAAGTGAAGAGAATAGACAGAAATAAGATACTAAAGCCATACTACAATCCTAGACTGTCAGCCCACGTAGTTGTACTTAGCGATCACTCTAAGCTGAAGACCTATTGTTTAGAGAAGCTAGTTCTTAGAGCATTCAATCCATTAGCTGATGAGCTCATAAGACCAAGAATGTATAGCATAGACCACATAGATGGTGATGTCAACAACAACAATGCAGACAATCTTAGATTCACTATAAGAGTATACCCTAAAGGATATGCATTAGAAAGACATCCTATATAGAAGCATGCCAACAATAAACAAGAAAGCAAACAACATACAACAACCTAAGTATGTGCATGAATCTAAAGCCGCTAGTCTCAAATACTACAACTCTATAGGCTGGAGAAAGCTCAGACAATCTATCATGTCTACATATCCACTATGTGTAGAGTGTGCATCTAAAGGAATAAGCAGACAAGCAACAGATTTACACCATAGAATTCCATTCCTTACTGGTAAGACAGATGATGAGAGATGGCAACTTCTACTAGATCCAGACAATGTAGTTCCACTTTGTGAACCATGCCACTACAATATACACAGTACACACACAGATACACACAGTACGTTTAAATAATCTAGGAAGATAAATTATATACCTATGAGATTACAAACGTACTGTGTGCATATATATACATATACTGTAAAATAATTTTACTATATGATGTAAATTATTTTTATTTAACAGCTTTTAACACAAGTAAAAAGATTTTACAGTCCGGTATACCAATTTTTCTGAGAATTCGACTCTAAATACCACACCCCAAGCTCCTTATAAAATCTGCTACTTTTGGCCCATTTGAAATTTCAATAGACAACCCAAATTAGTTTCTGTCATGGTATATATTTTTTCAAAAAGACCAAAAAAACTCAAAAAATTTTATTTTTAATTAAAGAAAAACACAAATTATTTGAATGTCAGAATATCTAAAAGGCGATGTCTTGATGTTGTTCATAAAAGACACAAGCATAAATAGTTACAGGTCAATAGCTTATGCCACTGAACAGTCACTTTCTATAGAATCATCAGCCAAAGTTGTTAGGTCACATGAGCATGGTTATTTCAGCTCATCCAGACAGACACCTATCAATTGGTCAATATCCACAAATCACTTGTTCACAGAAAAAGAGTCAAACTATTTCTTCTCACTTCTAGTCAACCATACACCAGTTACAGTCATGTTTGGTATCTCTTCTAATAGCTATGAAGAGAAGAAATTAGGTTTGAAAGAGTCAGGTCTTGACTTTTGGACACCAGATAGTGGATATGTGGGTAAAGCTATCATCACCGAATTCTCAATCAACTCCGACAAAGGTGACAATGCTGGATTCACTATTAGCTTACTTGGTATTAGCTCACTTAAAAAAGTAGGCTCAGTACCAGAAGATGTTCCTTCATTGCCAGCTAGGTTGCCAGCGGCGCTGTCATTTGCCTCATCATCAGTTGAAGAAGACTATAGTGCTGAGAATGTTTATTCACTACCAGTACTAAACAATCCAGCTAAAGTTCCTATAAGATATATGGTTAGACCTACAGGATATGCTAGAGTATATGAAGGAAGCAATTCTTCTCTTAATTTAGTCACAACAAATAGTGGAGAGTTTGAAGTAGTAGCATTGTTTGATGGAAATGATGAGCTAGAAACAGCACAAGCTACTTTGCATGTTAGGATAGGAGAAGATGGCTCAGTAGATACATGGACCACTCAAGATGTAGATGTGGAGCCAACACCAGATGTTAAGAAGAATCCATTGCTTTGGTTTGTCAATACTAGTGTTACAGTTGCAGAGAATGACTATATGATATATGATATTGAAGAGCTGTACAATCCTTACAATTTGACAGGAATAACATACTCTTCACCTAATGATAATGTGACTATTGACCAACAAAATAAGACAGTCACAGTCACAGGATTAGGCACTTATACCATAGTAGCATCATTTGATGGAGATGACACATACAATCCAACTACCACATCATATACATTACAAGTAGTTGAGTCAGAAGAAGTTGACCATAGATTAAACATAACATGGAACATAAGTACCGCACCAATTAGTGTATCTACTTATGATGATGAGACATACACATTGATACCACGTTCTGTCTCTGTCACACCATCAGAGTTCAATGATGACATAAAAGTATATGTGAATGATACTTTAGTGACATCTGATACTTATGTATTAGAGACAGCAGGTACTTATGTAGTAAGATATGTGTTTGATGGAAATGACTACTATTATCCTTCATCTACTCAGTACACAGTTATGTACACTCAAGAGTCTAGAAAGTTAGATATTGTTTGGGATATTGATACATCTTCTTTGAATGTTGAAACTACAGATGGACAAACATACACATTGATACCAAGAACATTCAATGTTACGCCATCAGAATTAAAAGATGACATAAAAGTATATGTGAATGATACTTTAGTGACATCAGATAGTGTAATATTAGAAACATCAGGCGCTTATGTAGTCAAATATGTGTTTGAAGGAAACTCTGAATACAATCCTTCATCTACACAATACAATGTAGTGTACACTCAATCTACAAGAGAGAACATCAATTGGGGTATTGACACATCAGATTACCAGCTTTCTAAAGCATATTTGTTGTATTGGTACAGTTCAAGTTCTACCAATAATGGATATACTATAGAAGACACGCCAGATAAAAGTAGAATCTCCTACAGATATCCAAAAAACTTCCCATCATCACTCACTTATGAGATTAACATATATGATGAGAATAGAGAGAACATAGTTGGTCAAATTAAAAACAGTTCTATAGTCATACCATATGATAAGTTTGGACCTTACAAGTATGTAGTAGAGTATAAGTTTGAAGGAAATGAGCAATACTATCCATCTACAACTTCATATATCCTAGACTTGACCAATCAGCTTAAATCACCAATATTGCTCAAGAATATGTTTATTGAAAGATGGGAAGATGAGAATCCATACTCATTTGTTGCATCAGAGCATATATACACACAGTTCATATATACAGGCACCACATATGTTCTTGATATTCCATCTCATATGTACAATTTAGATACTGATGTATTTATTTACGATGATGATGATAATTTGCTACCAGGAACTTATTCTGTTGATGCTGAACCTAATACTGATATTCTAGAATATGGTAATGCTGAATTAACTTACAATATAATATATCCTGCTGATGACTACTTTACTATCATATTGCAAAGACCTCTTTTGGATAACTCTAATTATATAGGCCTGACTTGGAGGTCATACAACAATGGTGCAGGAAGCACATGGCCTACTGTATACTACAATCTAGATGATGAGACAGACTCTTCTAATAATTATGTATGGAAAGAGTCAACAACAAAAACTCTTACTATCAACAATAGGTCTGTAGGAGAAGCGACTAGAATTAGGATAAAGAGACACGATAAAGGAAATTATTCATCAACTAACACATCTCCTGTTGTCAATATATATAGTAAAGGAATAAGCTATAAGTGTGGTGGAAACATAATGAGTTTGAGAGTTGGTGCTGACATCAAAAATGAATTACCAGAAGACACCACTATAATGGTCGTACAACTTCTACAACCATATGAGTTCTATAGAATGTTCTACTACACAGACTCTTATGGTTCATCAGGAGACTTAGGTCTTGTAGATGCTTACAATTTGAGATTACCATATAGGAGAACAGATGGATTCGACATAATTGCTGAGAGTGTATGTCAAGAGATGTTTAAAGGATGTAGTAATCTGGTTAGAGGACCAAAAGAGTTGAATATAGGCGGTAAGAATGCTTACAAGAACATGTTCAGAAATTGCACTAGCTTGACATATGCACCAAGACTGTTGCAAGAAAATATTAGCACCGGTATGTATTATGCGATGTTCTATGGATGTAAAAATCTCTCAAGACTAGAGTCAATGAATCTAACAGTAAATGACAACTCAACTAATGGTGCAACATACAATTGGCTATATGGAGTAGCATCCTCTGGTACATTTGTAAGGAATGATATTGCTACATGGACACTTAGAGGAGCAAGTGGTGTACCAAATGGATGGACACAAGAAGATACATATGGAATTCAATATCTCACGTTTGAAGCTTTAGAGGCAGGTACATTCTCATTCAGTCTCAACTCTATAGACTACTCACTAGATGATGGCTCTACATGGAATACCTTAGCAGCAGGAGACTCAACACCTACAGTAGCAGCAGGAGACAAAGTTCTTTGGAGAGCATCAGGTTTGACACCAACAGGTACAAACTATGGTGGTATAGGAACATTCTCAGCTACAGGTAAGTTCAATGTTTATGGAAACATACTAAGTCTTGTAGGTGGAGCAAACTTCACTTCTGTCACTTCAATAGCTAAGTATCAGTTCTGCTCTCTATTCCGTAGAAATGCTAAGCTATGGTCATCAAAGAACTTAGTATTGCCATCATTCAACAACGATGAGTCTTATATCTACTTTATGTCATATTGCTCTATATTGCAAGACACACCAAGAATATCTCATATTGAGTTGAAACCATCATGCTTCTCACGTATGTTTGAACAAACTTCTATCACCGAGACACCAGTATTCTCTAGTGCTGAAAATGCACAAAGTAGATGCTATCAATATATGTTCTATGGTTGCACAAGAATTTCAAAAGTTCATCCTTTGTTACACACTACATTAGCTTTAAATTGCTACATTGGTATGTTCATCAATTGCCGAAGTATAGTTGATGTGACTATAAATGCTACTACATTAGCTCAAGGATGTTGTAATACGATGTTCCAGAATTGCACTTCAATGGTCAAATCACCAACACTTTGGTCTAGTACATTAGTTACTGGATGCTATGAAAATATGTTCTTAGGATGTACTAATTTGAATGAAGTTCATGCACTATTTACAACAACACCTTCTGACAGTTATACTAAGAATTGGCTCAACAATGTAGCATCCACAGGAACATTCTACAAATCACCATCTGCTACATGGGATTCTGGATTGACAAGAGGTGCTTCTACAGTACCAGAAGGATGGACAATAACAAATAAAATCTAAATATATAAAAATTATTACATATGAATGTAAAAGAAATTTACAAAAATCACAAACCAAAAACTCAAGAATATATGCAGAATGTTGTGGATTGCTTAATCCAAGATTATCGCACGATTCCATCTGCATGGAGAATTTCTTTGGATTTGATTGCAGACAACTATGATTTATATTTGGATGCCAAAAAGGATTTGGAAGAAAATGGATTAGTTAGACATGATCCATACGATAGAATATACAAAAATCAAAACTTTCAAGTAATGACCACATGTCAGAATACAATTATAAATCTTTTGAAGCAGTTCAGTTTGACCCCTATGTCAAAATCGAAGATGAAGAATTTCAACAGTGACAACATCACAATAGAAGATTTGATTGAGTAGTAAATGACAATATTTGATACAGCAAAGAAATACAATAAATACGTTGAAGATGTTTTATCAGGCAAACAAATTTCGTGTAAATGGATAAATCTTGCTTGTCAGAGATATAGAGATTGGTATGATAGAGATGATATATACTTTGATTACTCTGATGTTGACAAAAAAATTCGTTTCATGGAAAAACTAAAATTGAGAGAAGGTCCAAACTTTATTCTTTTACCATATCAAGCATTTATTGTAGCATCTATTTTTGGTTGGAAATATGTAGATGAAGAAAATCTTAGAGTAATAAACAATGTTCTTCTATTGACAGCTAGAAAGAGTGGAAAGTCAACATTTGCATCTGCTATTGCTTTAGTAGGTGCAATTTGCGATGCTGAGAAGTCACCAGAAATCGCCTTCATTGCTAATTCCGCAAAACAGGCAGGAATGCTTTTTAAATATTGTTCAGAATTAGCAAACTCAGTTGACCCACAAAAGAAGATATTTAGAAGGATGCGCTCTGAGATAAGAATACCACTAGTTAATGGAAAGATAGATGTATTATCATCAGATACATCCAGACTTGATGGAAGAAATGATAGCTTATTTATCGAAGATGAAGGACACGAAGCAAAAACGTTCGAGATATGGAATGTCCTCAAAACGGGCCAAGGTGCAAGAAAAAATCCATTAGCTATATCTATCTCGACTGCTGGATTTAATATCGGAAGTACATATCCGTTGTATAATCAATGGGAATATTGTTGTGCATTGCTCAGAGGAGAGTATGATGATGATACATGGGCACCTTTCATATTCCAGCTCGATGAGGGAGACGATTGGACGGATGAGAAAGTATGGATAAAAGCGAATCCTTCACTTGGTGTAACAGTACCTTATAAGTATATGAGAGACCAAATACGACAAGCCCAAAATACCCCCTCAAATGAAGTATCAATTAAGACAAAGAATTTGAACATGTGGTGTCAAAGCTCGGATGTGTGGATAACAGAAGCATCGATGGATAAAGTAATGCAAAAAATAGATTTGTCACAATTAGAAGGTGAGATGTGCACGATGGGAGTCGATTTGTCCGCCGTGTCAGACCTCACCTCATTTACATTGATGTTTCCGCCAAATCCGAACAGAGATTATTATCCAGATAAATTTTTGTTTAAAACCTTTGTCTTCATACCAGAAGAAGCTATTGAGAATTCTGT